AGCAGCGTGTATACCAGTACCTCTAATACGACCACGAAGTTGTTCCCCATATTGTTCCACCTCTGGATATTTCTCTCTAAACCATGCAGTTGTTTTTGAGGTGCAATACTCATCCCAAGTATCTACCAACTTTAACACCTTATTAACATCTACCAACGGGATATTTAGTGCACGAGCAACATCTCGTACCACACCTTTATCTTTAAATTCTAAGAATGTAGCAATAGAAGCAACATGCTTATATTGTCTTACAAGATAATCTTTGACTTCATCACGACGAGAGTCTTGAATATCAGTATCAATATCTGGAAAGTCATTACGTTCAGGATTAATAAAACGGAAAAAGAGTAGTCCGTGTTGAATTGGATCAATATCTGTAATGCCTAGAGCATAACATAACAATGATCCTGCTGCAGAACCACGTCCAGGACCAACCATGATGCCTTCTTTCTTTGCCCAAGCAATCATGCTTTGAACAACAAGGAAGTATGGTCCAAACTTTTTATCTTTAATGACGGTTAACTCTTCATTAAGTCTATCTAGATATTTTTGATTTGTATCAAGTCCCTTTTCAGCCAAACCTGCGAGAGCCAAATCCTCTAGTTGTTTATCTGGATTTTTATATTGAACTGGAAGTAAATTTAAATTATCTTTGATATCATAGTCTTCAATTTTATTTGCAAGATCAATTGTATTTTCATAAATATCTGTTCTCCATACTGCTTGCTTCTCCATAGCAGCCTGAATCTCTTCATATGAAAGTAGATGAATATCAAACTTATTAAATGACATTTGTCTATCTTCACCGTATAGGTAGTCAAGGCGTTTCATTAAACTGCCCTGTTTTTTAGACTTATCGTATGTTGCGTCTTTTTGAATTTTGTTTGAGTAGGTATTTAGAATAAGTTTTAACTCTTGAATTTCTTTTTGTGACGGATCTACATGGTGGCAGTCTGGAGTAACAATTGGCTTAACCTTAAACTCATCAGCAAGTAAAAGAATATTGCGATTAATAGACTCATCGTTATGTGGCATTACTTCAAGATAATAGTCGTCGCCAAACTCTTCTTTAAACCACTTGATATATTTCTTTGCCATGCCAAGTTCGCCAAGTTCGATTGACTTAGCGATAATTCCACTAGGGCATGCTGACGAAACAATAATGCCTTCTTTATATTTTGATAATATTTCAAAATCAATTCTAGGCTTTTTGTAATAACCTTCAGTCCATGCAAGTTCGTTTAGTTTGTTTAGGTTTTCTAAACCTACCTGATTCTTGGCTAGAAGAATTATATGGTTGTACACCATGTCTAATGGGGTAGTGCGATCTTCTTTGTCTCTTCTATCAAAGCGATCCTCACACATATAACCTTCTATGCCAAGAATAGGCTTAATACCATTTGCTTTTGCAACACGATACATCTCTCTGTGTCCAGAAAGGGAACCGTGATCTGTAATCGCTATTGCAGGCATACCCAATTTAACGGCACGATCTACATATTCAGAAGGTATTCCAATACCGTCAAATAATGAGAAGTGAGTATGTAAGTGTAATGGTACGTAATTCATCTACTACCAGTCGATATTCGTCGCTGAAGTAGCAGAAGGTGAATCAAATCCAAGATAGAATGCTTCCTGTTCAGCATATGGAACACGACGCAATGCCTTCTCTAGTGGATATGGCTCAATGCCTTCCCAATTGAATGGCTCCTTATCTGGAGCAGAAGGAATTAAAGTGTATGATGTTTCAGTACCCTGACCATTACGCTTTAACTTCCAGGTGATGTTTGAGATGCTTCCTGTTTCAAGAGCATACTCACGAATAGTGTTAAATGAAGATTGCTTGCTAACACCCATAGACCAAATAGCAACATAAGGCTTTTCCTCAATGCCATCGTCTACTAGAACGTTGCAATAGAAACGAAGACGACCACGCCATCCACTGTTACCCTTTGGATCTTTGCGGTACATTTCTTCAGCCCAGTCACGACCTTCTGTATCTAAAGTATCTACAGCCTTACGCTTGTAGTCCTTTGGATTTGTGTGTTCCTTTACAACAAGTGCAAGACCACGCTTTTCATTATAGTTTGCAGAGTCTTCATCCAATTCTTCAATGAATCGAATCTTTACTGCTTGTCCATCAGCCAACTTAAGCCAACGAACCTTTGGCCCAGTTTCATCTGTTTTCTTATCGAGCAGGGCATTGATATTTTTTAGTCCCTTAATAACGCTCATAGTTTTCTCCTTTGTTTATCCTAGTTTAGCATAGACACTATTGATTTGTCAAACTGATATTCTAGTTCTTTTATTGACTTATCGTCCATATCGCCTATGTCTTTATATTGTTTGTCTAAATTAATTACAGTAACAATTCCACCCAGTCTTTCAACAATTCTGTCTTTCATGTTACCGCCAGCCTCATCATTATCAGCAATAACAATTATATCACTGAAGTACTTTTGAAGCAAGTCTATTTGTTTAGAAGATACGTTGGCTCCCAGCGTAGCAACGGCAGGAAAGCCAACCTGATCTAATCTTATGGCATCAAATGATGATTCTACAACGTATACCTTGGATGCCGTCTTAACTCTATTTAAATTAAATAATAACTTTGATTTAGGAAGTTTGGTTGTATTCTTAAAGTCTTTACCTTCAACGGATCTTGCTACGAACCCAACGCACAAGCCTTCATGATTTTGTACTGGAATTGTAATCATGTCCTGGTTTTCAGAATACCCTAATTTAAATTTAACTACGGAGTCTTTGGTTAGTTTACGTTTAATAAAATATTCTTTTGCTCTATCTGAAACAAGGGCTTGCTCGTGTAGTCTTTGAACAATAGAAGCATCAAACTCTGGCCACTCTTCTTTATCTACTAACTTATTGTTGACTTCAGATAAAATATCAGTTTCAACTTCTTTGCTCTTAATAAATCTAATAGATTCAAAATATGTCCTATTAGAAAAATGCATTACCAACTCAATAAGGTCAGCAGTCTTACTACATGAAAAACAGAAAAACAATCCAGTGTATTTATTTATTTCAGCAGCAGGGGTGCGGTGGTTTGAATGAAAAGGACAAAAAACAATATATTCTGATTCTGCTTCTTTTTCTACAGTTACGCCAGACCCTGCGAGTACTCGTTTAACTTGGCTGGCTGTGTATATATTGGTTTGATTCCGTCTATCCCTATTATCCATTCTGCTCTTTTTCTCCCTATATATATTCCGTATACGCTTAATGTAAATTCAAAGTAATTTTTTTGTTCGTTGTATGATAATGTAAAGTGTGGATCAATGTCAAGTCTTGGAGCATAGCCTGATAGTCGCATCTCAGATACCAAGAGTTTGGTATATTCTTGCTGCAATCTATAGATAGCGGAGTCATCAATGATGATCCCGTCTAATCCAAACCTTTTTATAGGTTTGTGATGAAATAACTCCATGTGGCATATTATACTGACTTATCTTCATAATCTTTATATCTGTAGTATCCTTTGTCAAAATCAGCCTGAACCAAGAATTCTCCCATAAAACCATTGCGATTCTTACGGAATACACATTCTATAATGTCACTATTGTTTCCACGACCAAGTGCTAAAACCCAGTCTGCATCGTAGGCTATCTGACGTGACCAGGCTGTTTGACCAAGAGTTGGCACGGTTTCAAGTTTTGTAACATCATCAGGTGTAGCAGATGAAATGGCAATAATTGGAACCTCTTCAGCAATAGCCATCAACTTTAATTCACGAGAAAGATTCTTCATGCGGATTGTTTCATTGTCTGACTTTTGGTTTGGACTCATCAACTGTAAGTAGTCAACGATAACAAAGTCTGGCTTATATTGATCAATCTTTCCACGTAAGACTAATGGAGTGATATCTCCACCAGTATCATTAGAGATGATATGAAACTCTGGCTTACCCTTAACACTCTTTGTATGCCAATCCTTAAGCATATCCATTTCGATTTGTCCCGCACTTAATTTTCTATGCGACCATAGGCCTTCACCCATAATTGCAAACACACGATTACGGACCTCTACCTCTGACATTTCAAGACTGATGATCATTGGGCTACGACCCTGTTTCCAAGCCTGTACAGCGAAATAGAGAGACAACCATGACTTTCCTATGCCTGGATATGCAAGGAACACTCCCAACTGCCCTGGCATGATTCCAGAAGGTAAGTAGTTGTCAAATCCTGGAAGACCAGTTTTAATGCCTAGTGCTCCAGCCTCCTGTTGCTTCTTTAAGTTTTCAAAATATGCAACAGCAGAGTCTAAATCTGTTACATCAATATCACGAATGGCTGCTGTGTTTTTTCTAAGTTCAGCAGTCTTTGTAATCAGAGATTCTAGTGCATCTAATCCTTGTCCACCCTGAACATCTGTTGCTGCAGATCTAATAATATCCTTAAGGCTATTTGTTAAATATTCTGCCTGTAATTCTTCAAGGTGATGCTTTGTAGCACCAACTCCACTTATGGGTTCAAAGTCTCTAAACTTTTCTACAACTAGTTCTGTTGGTGGAACAGTGGCATTAGCCTCATAGTATTTTCTAATAAACTGCCAAACATCGACATGCGTTGTGAGAATGTTTTCAACGTTTGCTTGCAGTAAAACGTGTGCTTGCTTATCTTTAAGAACGGCTGAAATCAACTTTGATTCTGTATTATTCACTCAACCACTCCTTAGCCATTTGTCTACGCTTCTGTCTTTCTTCTAAATCTTTTTGATATTGTGCTTTTGCTTCTAGTATATCATGTGCCATATAAGCAAAATTATTCCATGTAGGATTTTGTGATACCTCAAAATAATACTCAAGTAATTCATAACAAACATCTAAGCCATATGACTCAATTAAGGCATCGGCAGACCATTGTTCAATCCACTTATTGTATTGTGGCTTCTGTCCTAGTTTAAACTTATAGTGTTTATCAAACCTACTCAACAGAGCCATACGCTGCTGTTTTTCTGTCACACTAGTTGCCTTCTTCTAGTTCGACCTTTGCTTCTGAAATTTTGAGAGCAAGTTTATCTTCAACAAACTTGTATACACGTTCAAAAGCCTGATCTGTATTTTCTCCATCACGCTTTGAATCGATTACACCTAAATCTAATCTTAACGATTGAAAATTTCCAAGGTTAAGTGTATAGCCAAGTGTTACTGATACTTTTGTATCTTCCATTTCATACCCTTCGTTTATATTGATTCAGACCAAATAGGTATAAATCTACCGTCTTCAGTCTTCGTATATGTCAGTATACCATCTCCCATTCTGCGTGTCAACTCAGCCTTACTGGGAGTGATATCATTTGTTATTAGATTATCTTTTCTTGGTCTGCCTATATGATAGGTTGCTAATATATCACGAATATCTCTTACCTGTGATTCAGAATAGTATGAGCGTACTTGCCATCCACGCTCTCCACCTTTTTGTGATCCTGTTGGGAAAGGTATTACGCCACGCTTCATTAATGATGGCATATATTTTTTATGCCTATTAACCAGATCAGCCGTCTCTCCTACAGTATAAGCACGTTCTCTTTTATTTTTAAAATCATTAATTAAACAACTTTCAATTCTATCTTTGTTAATATTATAAACAGACATAATGCCATTTGATTTGTTATAATGATGAATCCGAACTAGGTCCCCATTAAGAAACCACACTTTTTTATTTCCAGGTATTACAGGGGCGTTATTATAGTCTTCGCTCGTTCTATTTCCTTTTTTAACAGCCATCGACCTTCCTCCGAATCAGACGGCGGATGAAAAAACTTTCTTGATCCACAGTAAAAGCAATAAGTCTCTAAATGAGACATTGAGGTAAACACTCTGTCCACAAACATTCTTCTTGAGCATTTTTTACAACTTATCATTAATTAGGTATGCCGATGATAATAAGATTAACACCGATTGATACATCTCCACCAGAATTAAAATTAACTACACCGTCTACCTTGGAAGTTGTTATTGACTTTAAAACAACAGACACATTTTTACCTGCTTCTGTTCCACCAATGTTCACTGGGCTTGCAGTAACAATTGGAACAAACTTAAAGTCTGCAGGAAAGTTATAGGTAAATGGTTGCTGACTACCAACGCTCTGGTTGGAACTCTTTACTACGTCTACATATCCACCAATAAATCGTGTTTCTGACGCCTTAGCATTTTGCTGAACACCGTTCTGTACGTCTACTGTAACGTACCTATAAATTGCTGGAGAGACCTGTACTGCGACTTCATTGACAGCATTTGCTATCTGATAAATATAAGATACATCAAGCGGTTGCCCTAGTTCTGGTAGTGGTATTTTTGCCATTATTCCTCCTGTCTAATTATATCAGACTGCCCTCATTTTCAAAAAGTATTGCGTCTGCAAACCTTTCTAGCGGGATAGTCTTTACTTGAACTGCAATATGTGCATACTCTTTATCTGCTGAATATACGATGGAATAGTTTGTTTGATTTGTTTTACTATAATACTGCCACCCAGCATTATTCCACTTAATATATATGTAATACTCTTCTATGTTTGTTTGTGGTTGCCACGCCAAATTAATAACTCTATTTGAAGTATCAATAATCATGCTATTTAAAATTTCACTTGGCGTATCTTCTGCTATAATTTTATAAGTTGGGGACCAGTGTGATGTTCTATTTTTGTCTTCAGAAATAAATCTATACTTTAAAACATACTGTCTATTGTCTCCAAAAAATCCAGGCAGTTTAGATTTTGGAATAATAATTTTTTTAATACCACGATCTGGGGTAGGCATTATTGCACATCCATAGCAAATCTAAACTCAATATAGTTGGTTGTATTTGCTGCCTTAACAATAGTTTCAGCATTAGTATTTTTTAGTACTGTATATCCAGTCAAACCGTATACTGGATTTGTTGTTGAAATATTCTCAAAACGAATTGCATCTAGACCAATATAAAAGTCATCTGAAGGTACTGAAGCATTAATCACCGTTGAATATATTTTTACAATACTAACATTATTCCATGTAAAGCCTGTGCTCTTGTGTAACTCTTGTAATTCTTTTGTTACTATATAATATCTGTTATTGGCAAAATCATAATCATCAGCAGACATGATTACTTCAAATCTTGCCCACTCTCCAGAGCCTGGCTGATCGCTTTCTGCAAACTCTAATAATATTCTGACTTCATCTGGAACAATAGAAGGGTCTGGATCTTTATTGATAATACTAAATCCTAATTTAATTTGATCTGTAGGGGCATTTTTGTTAAAATCTAAACCAGTTCCAAGTAAGTGGATATGATTTGTATTTGTACCAATTTCTAACTGATTAGTTCCAGAAACAGTTAGCGAGGATGTATCTCCTCTCATCATAACGATGTTATTAAAAAATCTAGCACGTTCATATCTAGCAATGCGTTCAGCATTTGTAAATAATCTATTATCAGAGTTTGTTTGGAAGACAAGATCTGTTTGGTTAATCACGTTATCATTTGCTACGCCGTCTAGCGGTTCATAAATTACTGGAAGCGCTACTGCTGTTTCTGCTGTATGATATTCCCAGTTTTCATTTACAGTAAAAGCAAACAAAGAACGACTGTCATATGCTCCAGCAGATGGGTTTGCACCAGCAGAGAAAACTCCTACTTCAGAAATCTCATATCTTTCATCTGTTGGTAGTTCGGCTGTTAAAACAATTTTATTGGTGCCGTCGTCATTTACATAGCCTCGTGATGTAATTGGAACACGAAACATTTCAAAGTCTAATGCCTTTATGTCAGAGTAGTCTCCAAATGCCTGATTGGTTCCAAGTGGTTTGGCACCGCAGCCCACAGCAATGTATGATGCATAAGCAGGTGCCTGACCTATGAGATATTTTGCTAAGATATTTTTGCCTGTATTTGTTATCATGGTATCACTCCGTATATTGTATCATCTAGTATGGATCCGTCTGAGATTATTGAAACCTCTACCTGCTCGTCGCTGGCCATATTAATAACATTAATGACTAAATCTCCAGTGTCTGGATCAATATAGACTATAGAGCAGTCTGGGCCAGTCCCACATTCTGGGATTTTGTTGGCAAAGTTAATAGGAAACTTTTTAAAATAATTAATATCAATATCTTGCAATCCTAAAATATTTTGTGGGTTATACTGAAAATATACGTTGCTTAAATTTTTAATAGGCTGATAAATAACATTTTGTCCATTAACAATATCTGATCTAACAATATTAATTAGTTCTTGACCACCTATATTTTCAAAAATTAAATCTGTCATTACCTCAATAGGGACAGACTCATTATCAAATAAAATGATATCTGGTGTTGCTGGCTTTACATCTGTTACTAAAACCTTATCTGGCACAACAACTTTTGGTAGGTTAGGAGTTGGGTTAACGTTTGCCATTTTATACCTCACTCAGGTAAAGGGTCATTTCTGGACCATCTACGCTTCTAGAATAATCAATATTATATACTACAAACTTTGAGTCTGATGCAGCAATCACATCTTTGCCGAGTTCATTTTGATAGTTAATATTGACAATATCTCCAAGTTGAATTATTGGCGTACTAAAAATTGACACGCCAACATTTCTTCTAGGCTTCATTATCTTTTTAATTATCCAAGACATCAGATCCTTGGCGTCGTCCTCTGTTTGTAAATATTGTGGGTCAAGCACAAACTCTTTTTTACCGTAGGTAAGTCTGCTTGTTTTGATTTTGTCATAGTCTTGCTCAGAACGTAACGGAGAAACAATCAAACCATTTTTATCAATTTCTGGATCTGAGAAATTACTATTCTTAGCAAAATAGTTATCAACACTTAATTCATTAGTAGACTGCTGGGTAAATGTTATGCCCTGAATTCTAAGATAATTTCCACTCGTCTCATCTAAATTTAAGATTGTATCTGTTGAGTTAAAGATAAGGAATTCTGCCCCGTAGGAGCCCGCTCTAAAGCCAGAGACCACATACCCCTTAATTCTGTTAAAAGTCGGTGATAACTGGGCGTAAAGGGCTGGATAGGCCTTATCGTACCTAACCTTGAGGTATGCTGCCTCTCTCATGATAGTTCCAAATTCATCAAAATAAATGTTAAATTTTGGAGGCTGATTTGTGCTTACCCCTGAAAGATATGTTGTTTGAACTACACCGCTCATTGCATATTTTCTAAATGACTCATTGGCATTTATTTCATCATCGCCAAATGCTGCCCCTATAGGTGTGTCAAGGGCAAAGACTGTATTTTGACTATAGTTGTTGGTAAGGGCATAAATATTTTCAAACATACACTTTGCTCCACCACGAACAAATAGTGCCATATTATTATAAATTGGAAGTGGCTTTGTATCGTCTACTACCTCAACTAATTTGTTATTAATATAAAGATAGAACCTACGAGTTGATCCAATATCTTGATACTCCACGGCAAGATCATAGACGGTAGGATTTTCTTCTCCAACAAGTCTATACTGTCCAGTAAACTTACCGTCATCGACAATAATGTTTGCAAGTCCTCCCCAAAGTTTAATTGGCACTGCTTTCCCAGATGAGTCTGAATAAATTTTATAAAATATAACATTATGCAAAATATCTGCAGACGTAGAATATTCACTTACGTTTCTTTCAGTTAATGCAATAATCTCAAAATAATATCCAACATTTGTAGATGGATTAACCATAACTGCTAGACCGCCAGAGCCTCCTCCAATATTTAAACTTTGGTTAGGTTGAGATCCAGACAAAACATAATATGGGGTTGAATTAATTGCAGTCTGTCCTCTTGTGTCGCTTGATTCAATTTTACCAATAATTCGCATTCTTGTACCAAAATGCTTAAACTTATTATCTAATGCTTTATACTGATATGATATAAAGTCGATTGGTGTTTCTGTGGTGCTAAATGACGGCCCACTCATTACTAATGCTGAGGATTGCACAGAGCCTGTTTGTGTAGCCTTTAATGTATTATTTTGAACTTCATTTGTATAAGATGTAGACAAAAAGTTTTTAATAATTCCGCTTCTTGTATTTTCTTGTGCACGTGTATTATTTACTCCTGCTGCACCAGTTGATAGTGAAAGTGTTGCAATGCTATCATTATTTAAAATATCTCCATCTACCAAACCAAATAAATGTTTTGACTGCATAGTCATTCCACGAACATATGAGTTATTAGACCAGTAACTATCTAAGCCAGCCTTATGTTCTAATATCGGCGTCGAGAACTGTCCACGTCCATGTCTTGCTACCTCGCCATTCTTCATAACGGTTATGCCATTAATCTCTTCATACTTAGGCTCAGTATAAATTCTTACAAGCCCTGTAGGGTAAATTTTTCCATTGAATGGCAACTTAGACATATAGTATTGATACTCTTGGTTGCTGCTTATCCAAACATTTCCTACAGCACCTACTATCTCTGTAGAGTAATCTACCTTGCCATTTGAATCAACCCTCGTAACAACTTTTTCTCCGCCTGGAAGATTATACTGAAGCGCATCAAACCTAATAATTTCTCCATTAGCATATAAATATCCTGAATGTCTACCTAGCCAATAAACAGCCTCACCAAGGTCAATAATATTATTAACAAGTTTATGATTAATGACAGAAGGTACAGATGCTGAAATGTTTGAGTTAAGTGGTATAGCAGATAAACTATATGTTGATTGACTTGCCATTTCTTGATTAATAGATCTTAGCGACTGTTCTCCAGTTACTTCCCAAAGTAGTGCTGGCTTATAAATCCAATTTTTAGCAGCAGCATCATTATCAATCATGGTTGCCTGCTTTAAACTTCCATATGACCTTTGAATATGTCGGTTGGTATAGTTAATTTTCCCATCATTAAATACATTTTTATCTGTTGATGCAATGTCAATAATATTAGTTAACTTAATATTTGTATTTTGATTTTCAATAACTCCAGTGTCAACAAAATCATTTGTTCCATATAGCGTAAAGTCAACAGATCTATCTTCATTTTCTGGTAACATATAATTTTTACTCATCATAACAAAGTTATTATATTCATCAAAAAACATTGCTGTTTGGGTAGAAATTGCTAAATCATTTAAAACATCTGCAACAGTTTTGTCTGGAGCAATATAAAAATATGGAATAATTAATTCTTTTTCTTTATCAATTCTTTTGAAAGAATAATTTGAAAAACCAACTGAGTCCAACAATAGGGATACAGCATAACTTAGTGATACATTTGTTACAAGCATTTCTGGTGCTTTAATAGATTCAAAATAAAAATATAAATCTCTAAGTTCAAGAGTTACTTTTCTTTCCATAGGTGAGTAACTAGGGAAACCTTCAGAGTATAAGGTTTTAAGCGGAACCAAATAATCGTATCCGTTAACATTTACAATAATGTCATAAAACTTAATTTGTATATTATTTGATAAATAATCATTAACTAAACTTGTTGTATTGTTATCATTAAACGCATCGTCATAATCAAACAACGTTAGGCTACCAACTGAAGCCAACAACTGTCCTACTGGCAAACCACTTGTTCCAAGGTCTGATGCTATTTTTTGTATATTTAAAGAAACAACCTTTTCTGAGATATCGGCTACTAGGCGGGGAGAGATCTCAATAAGATCAAATGTAGAGTTAACTTTGTTCATAGTATCAACTACAACTCTTATACCCCTGATATTTTCAAACTCTCTAAAAATTTGTTTGCCGTCTGTTGAGGATATAAAATGGACTGGATCTGTTAGATCTGTCACAAAGTTAGTTAATCTATTAACAGTTTCTTCTTCTAGATACCACCCATATTCTGGCTTAAATGTCTCCCATGCGTTGTCTACCCAAATATGGTATACGCCTAAATCACTATCATTTGCCTTGATAAGATATGCATAACCATTAATTGCTTTGTCTGGTAGAAAAGACTCATTTGTGTATTCTTCTGCTCTAATAAAAATGTCTCTATATTTGTTTGGTACTTTAAGTCCGTAGGCCAACTCTACATATCCGTCGTGCTTGATAACCTCTGTTCCATCACTTCTTTTAGAAGAAGAGTTAAAACTAATAATGTCTACCCAGTTATTTTCTTTTAGGTATTGTACTCTCCACTTTGAGGGAGTTGTTCTATTTAGATCACCATACAAATGATCTGAAAATGTTCCAGCAGAATTTGAAAACGGCCCAAGGTCTACAGACCCGACATTGGTTTGCATCTTTAAAACAATTCTATTTGCAGGTACTGGATTATTATATACAACAAATGGGCATGCATCATCAATAAAATATTGACCATTATTTAATAAGTTAGCAATTCCTCTTGTTGTACCCTCTTCTTTTCTATACGATGTCCAGTATTTAAACTTATCGTTTTTATCTGCCATGTAGTATCTTGGTCTATTAGACATGTTAAGGTTTGCATGGTGCAGCCTTTTGCCTGGGAAATATGTTGCCTTATTGATTCCAGATCTTGGTCTAAATTTTTTAAAACAATCTTCAAGAGAATAAAGCATTTTATTTTTTGTATTTTGTGCAAGCAAAAACCATGGTTCTTGATTATCTGCTGGATCAATGCCTCCGTCAACCCTTACATCTGAGTCTGTTGCATTAGTATAGAAGTTTCCAATATCATTTACATCAAACGTATTAGGAATAATTTTATATTTACTGCCATCTGAATCTGTTGGTCTGTATCTATAATTGCCTATCTTAAAAATATTATTAGCAACATTCATATTCCACTCAGCAATTACTGCTGCCTGTGTTTTAACTGTACTAGATGATTCTAGATGAGATTTTAATTCGTCATTCTGAAACATTATACCTCTTCCAAAGTAACTGATATGTTCCAGAAATCAAAGTTACTGCTTCCTCTTTTTACAACTGAATAATTAAAGTTTGCAAAATACATCTGAATAAGTTGATTGTATTGATTAAGATGTGCATATGCATTTGAATCTTTTCCAAAGTTAGAATATTTATCGTATGCTAAATAAACCCAGAATGGGCCCTGATGATTTTCATACCAGTCTAGTAGTTCTACTCCTCCTGCTCCACCATCAGTTGTGTATTCAGTATTATTGTCATTGGCATGTGGTGAGATACCAGTTGTGGCATTAAACTCAGGCACTGAAAAATAAGATCTAGATGGCAACATATCCCACGAAACATTAAGTTGTAACTTATCAGCAATATGATAAGATCTCATTCTTCCATTAATCATTCTTTCTCTTTTTTCAAGTCGTGTGGGAGTAAAGTCAATCGGAGATCTGTTATTATCAGATAAAACTAAAAATTGATTATATAGAGATGTGTCGGTTTCTGATCCAGGGTCTTGTCCAACTTCTAATCCATTAGGTACATAAAGACCATCTACAAGTGTGCCAGAGTTATCTGACCAAAGCATTGCTTGTGGTCTAGCATATTTCTTTCTACCTGTCATATAACTTGAAGTTGACATTAAATTTTAGCCCCTCTTAATCTCTTTGACTCAACCTGACGAAGTTGTGTCATAACAGTATTTGCTATCTCATTTGGATTAGCATCTGATTTAACATTAACTGTTAGGTTATAATTATACAGGCTGTCTCCGTTATAGTTACCAGCATTTATAGCCTTCATCTTCTCTAAGCCGTATGAACTTACTGCATATTTACTCATTACAAATTCACCTGGAGTTAACATTGCAGGTACGGTATCGGTTCCTCTTGGAATAAAGCCACCACTTGATCTATAGTAAGACTCTATTCTTTCTGCCTTTGTTGCAGCCTCTGCCTGCTTTAATCTTTGTAATGCTGCAGCCTGTGCTTCTGCTGCTGCCTGCTGTGCTGCATAGGCAATAGCCTGGCCAGTATAACGTGCAGATGACATAACGCCAGATACTCCACCTAGGGCTGCTGTTGCTTCCTTATCTGCTAATAAACTTGAAGCCATATTGTTTGCAATGCTGCTTGGTGTTAAATCTGTTTTTTCATGATCTCTAACTGCCTGAAGGAATTTATCCACTTCTGATTTTACTAAAACATTTGTTTCATCAATATTACCTGGATTAATATTAAGATTAGGATTAGATGTTGGACCAGGAGTAGGTGTTGGAGTTGGAGTTGGGGTAGGAGTTGGAGTAGGAGTTTTTGCTGTTATTCTTGATGTTCCTGATGACGAGTTATATGCTGCTAATGCTGCACTTGCATTCTTAATTGCTGTTGTTACTGCATCCCAAGCAGTTTTAATGCTTAATGTTCCAGTGGCAATTGCATCTAAGTCAACAATCATTGTGTCAAAATAATCATTTGTAGCAGTTACAGCAGCACTGATAAGATCCCATTCATCTTTTGTTAATCCAGATTCTGTCTTAATATTTACCAGTGCTGCCGACAAATCATCGTTATATGTTGTTATGATTGTATTTAGTGTTGCTAATTCATCTTGCTTAGTCTTAACAATATCTTGTGCTGATTTAAGTGTAGTATTTTCAATAGTATAAATCTTGTCTTGTTTTTCAATAATCATTGCCTGTAGTTCATCTTTGGTCTTTAGTACTGTTACTGTCTTGCCTTCGGCATCAAGGATATTGACAGAAGCCTGTAGTGATGCTAACTTTGCTTTTCTTTCAAGTTCAAGTCTATTCTTTTGTTCGCTTAAAGCAGCCTTTTGAGAATCAATAGATTGTTGTGCAGCAGAGGCCCTCATCTCTTGTGCAATTTGTGCAGCAGCAGCAATATCTCCACTGCTCAAAGCACTTGCTAAAGTAGTTTGTCTCTTTTGATTTTCTGCAATGTTTCTATTAAGTTCTTGTACCTTGTCAAGGGCATTAATTTGATTATCGATGGCTTCATTACGCTTATCATATTCAGCATTAATAGTATCTTCTTGTCTAGTAATAAGTTCTATGCCACGACTGTATTGATCAATATATTCTTGTTCTTTGTTTATTTCCTCTTGAATAGCATCGACTGCATCTTGTGCTGCCTCTACTTCTCTTTCTTTAGGCTTAATTCTGTTTTGCTCAAATTCGGCAGGAGACATACCTTGCTTTTCAACAAACTGCTTATATTTTTCTAACTTAATTGTTGCTTCTTGGTAGGCAAAGAAGTCGTCCATCTTATTTGCCTGAGTTTCTGAATCCTGCTCTGCCTCAAATCTTGCAGCCTTAAGTGCCTTGGCCAACTCTAATGTTGATCCTTGAGCCTTCTTTGCACCATCAATAAACTTTTTAAAGTCAACACTATTAACATCTTCGGCTGCAATTGCTGCTGCAATTCCTGCGTCATTAACAAGTTCTAATGCTTGTGAAGCACTTAATCCAGCAGTGCGTAGTTTTGTATATGCCTTATACTGATTATCTGCACTAGTTACAACCTGTTGCATTTGATCATTAAACTTACCAAGTTCTACTTCTTTTGTAAATCTTTGAATAGCATTTCCAAGATCTCCAAAAACAACCTTTCCATCTTTACCAATTGAATATAGTCTTGAACCAAATGTCTTTAGTTGAGTTGAGTCTAGGCCATTAACAATATCAATAAAGCCTTGTGTTGCACCTGCTGCACGAAGCATTTGGTCCATTCCAGTAAAGCCAGTCATATCTGTCTTTAGTACCTTCAAGAATTCTGAAAGTCCGCCAGATGCATTTATTGATTCTTTTCTAAATTGCTTTAATTGCTGTAACAAACCTTCTAAGAATGAATATGGGTCTTTGCCAGAACTATCTCCGCCAAGATCTTTCTTTCCATCTTCACCCTTCTTATCTGGAGTTACCTTCGTAGACTCGTCATATTCTTTTTGTAACTTATTAGCCTCTTGTCTTACCTTAGAAATTGCTGCTGCATATCTTGATAAGCCACGAGCCTCTACACCTCTTGCTGCTGCATCGTTATATGCAGCCTGAGCAGCAGTTAACTTTTCCTGAATAAGAGATAACTTAATCATTAAATCTAGTGTCTTTGATATACCTGTAAGGTTAGCAACAAAGTTATATCTTGCTGTAATATCTTTCTTTGCAGCAAGTTCAGTCATAATATTATTTAGTTGAATAATTTCTGCTGGAGACAAACCACCCTTAGCATAAGAAATTAATACTTGACTTCTTATATTCTTAGGTAATTGATTTAAAATAATCTCCTTAAGAACCTTGGCTGCTTTTTTATTTGTCTTTTGAAGTGTTGCTAAAACATTATCTGCAAGCCCCTCTAAGACCTTTTGAGATTCCTTACCACTTGGATCAACCTTATCTAAGGCTATTACAAGCGCATCAATCTCTGCTTTAACCTTTTCAAATGTACCCATTTGTGTAGCGTATGCAGCATTATATTCTTTCTGTGTAATAACCCCGTCTGCATATTGTGCATTTAATATTGCTACGGCCTGGCTTTGTTGCTCAATTGCCATAGACAATGCGTCTGTTGCAAAGGCTCTATTCTTAGTAACAGTTGCAGTGTCTACATACGCTGTAGTTGTAGTTGTTCTGTTATTTGAATAACTTGTTACTGTTTTTGCAGCACCTAAAATTC